TTCCCGTCCTTCCCGTCGAAGCCTTTCTCGCCTTGCACGCCGGGCAACCCGTCACGTCCGTCTCGGCCCGGAGCGCCATCCTTGCCGTCGATCCCGTCGCGGCCTGACGCGCCGTCGAGCCCTTTCTCCCCGCTCCCGCCGGCGGGACCCATCGGCCCCATTTCGCCGCGTTCGCCGGGCATTCCGGGATCACCCTTCGGTCCCATCGGACCGGCCGGACCCATCTGGCCGCATTCGCCTTGCGGTCCCTCTGGACCCATCGGTCCCATCGGCCCGCATTCACCGGGCGGCCCCATCGGCCCCATTTCGCCAACAGGCCCGTGCTCACCCATCGGACCAGGCATCGGCGCACGCGTCTCGAGTGTCGCCACGCGATCGGCAAGGCCAGCCGTCACCGTCACGATCTGATCGCGCACGACCGGCGCAATGCCGCGAACGATCGCCGCCAGTTCTTCGCTCTTCATGCGGCTATCGCCTTTCGGTAATACTCCGCGGCCGCGTTCTCGATCAGGTCCGCGTCGATCGGCTCGTCCTCGTTGTCGTCCATCGTCGGCGCGGGCGGCAACGCCGCCGGTTGCGCGGGGCGATCGGCGATCTGACTGATCGGCCAGTTCTGCGACTGGAGCAACGGCTCTTCGCCGCCCTTGACCGGCTTGCGATCGAGCTCGGCCCGCCCTTCATTGATCGACGCTAAGCCGGCTTGCACTTCCTTCGCAGCCGTCTCCACCTGGGTTTTGCGATCCATCCGCGCGAGCGCCTGCAAGTCGAACTCGACATGGAGGGGTCGCTTCACTTCGAGCCCTTCATCGAGCAACACTTCCATGTTCTCGATCGGGTTCTGCAGCGCCTGTGTGTAGTACTGCAGGTTGATCGACTGGATGTCCGTGTACGGCGGGGGAGGCCCGATCCCGACCATGTAGCCCGGCACGTGATACGTCGCGCAGATGTTCTCGCCCGTCCACTTCAACTGCTCGATCAACTGCGCGTTGACCGCAGTCATGACCATCGGCTCGAACTTCAGCCCATCACCAAGCGCCGCAATCTTGCCGGCGTTCTCTTCGCCCGCGTAATTCGTGTTCCAGTACTCTTCGAGCTTGTCCTGCGTCTGTTTACTGATCGTTCCAGGCGCCACGAGCACGCCAGCGATGCTCAGCCCGCGCGAAAAGAACTTCGCGGACTGCTGCTGAATCTTCAGCCCCTGCATCGCCGACAGTCCGCATGCGTGCAGCGGAGAGACGCCACACAGCGGGTGATAGAGCGGCACGCAAATGTCGTGGATGATCTCGCGCGCGGGAACCGTCACGCTGACTTCAGTCACGCCTGAGAGGTAGTCGGTCGAGAGCTGGTAGTACACCTCCCCGTCCGGCGCGACGAGCACTGAGACTCGAGACGGATCGAGCACATAGAGCGCCGTCACGACGCCGCGCTTGTCCCGTTCCTTCAGCACGTAGGTGTTCCCGTTGGTCAGCTTCGAGATCACCCAATGCTCGATGAACTTGATCCGCGTCGAGAAGTGATTCGGCTTCCGAAGGACCGGCGAATACGCCGGGTTCTCGACCGGCGTACACACGCCGTGCTCGTCCTCTTCGACCAGCGTCAGCCAGAGCTTCGCGATATCCCCTGCGATCAGCGTGACGCAGGCAAAGACGGTCCCGTAGGTGAGGACGGCCTGCCGATCGATCGTGATCCCACGCTGCCACGCGCCCGCAAACGATTCACGAATGAACGGCCACGAGGACCAGCCGCTGGTCGACGGCCACTGCGTCATCGGGACGGCGGCTTTGCGACGGGTGATTTCGAACGGACCGATGCGCATCGGGCTCAGTCCGTCTGTGCTTCAAGATCGCGGCGACGATACTGGCGCTTCGGTGGGGCAGGAGGCTTGGATTCGTCGAACTTTTCTGCGATCTTCAGGCTGAGGAAGATCTTGCCGACGTCCTCGGGTAGCTCGAAGATGTCACCAGGGAGATTGTTCGGGCAGTTCTCAAGCGCGCGCAGTTTCACCGAACCTCCGACAAACAGGCGAGCGCGAGTTATGCCCTCGCGCCCGCCGTGATGAACCGCGTTACGACGTCGGCACCGCGTAGGCCGCCGGCGACAGATACTCGACGGCCGTGGACCGCCGCTTCTTCCAGGTGATTTCCCGGTTCGCCATGAGGCCGACCGCGCCGGTCTGCCACAGCGACACGAGCGACGCACCAGTTCCGGTGAGTGCGCTCTGCGAAGACGTGTCGACCATCTCGATCGACGCCTGATCGCTCGCTTCCACCGTCACGACGCCGTCGTCGGCGAGGTAGATATCCGACGCCTTGACGAGCACAACAGACTGCGTCGACGGCGAACCCACGGCCGTCAGGTGTTCCGACACGATGACCGGGATCCCCGACAGCCGCCCGCCCGCCATCGTCAGCGTCGGGAAGTCGGTCTGCCCGAGGGCGTTGACCATCATAGAGATCTGCGCGGCGATCGTCGCCGACATGATCAGGACGGCGTCCGACGGATCGAGCAGGTTCGTCGCGAACTTGCCGAGCAAGGCCGCGATGTCATGCCGCACGTTGATCGCCGCCGTGCCCGACGGCGTGGTCGCAACGACCCCGTTCGTGATCGACGCCGGCGACGTCGTGCCCGAGACGGCCTTCGCCGGATCGATGAAGTCGAGATCCAGCTTCGAGTTGACCGCCTTCGCGAGATCGTCGCGGACCTTCAGCTCGGCGTTCGGGTTCGAGAACCGGATCGCTTCCTTGGTCAGCACCGTCAGTGCCGACATGCAGTTCCACGTCAGCGTCGTGTTGAACGTCACGGCCGCGCTCGGCAGCGCCGGGAGCCCTTCCCCCTTCCACGCCGCCGTGAAGCCCGTCGACATGCCCGACACGCGCTGATTGAACGGCACGCGATTCAGGCTCGGGTAATTGCCCGTCGATCCAGGGATCGCCGTGCCGAACTTGCCGATGATCGAGCCGGGGCGCAGGTACTCGATGAAGTCGTTCATCACGTTGTACGGCACCATGTCGTCGAGCCAGTGCGAGCCCGACGTGGCTCCGCCGGCGACGGCCGTCTTCTCGATCAGCTTCAGCACGCCGGAGCTGTCCGGATAGTGCTGCTTCGCCAGCCGCATCGCTTCGCCGGGAATGCCGCGCGATCCCGCAATGCACATGGCAAAGCGCGCGAATTCCTGCCCCTTGGCGAGGTTGTCCTTAATCGTCACGTGGACGTGCGCACGCGACTCGGTGGCCTTTTCCTGCGGGTCACCGACCGCCGGCTTGGCCGCTTCCTTGTTCCGCTTCTCCGCGGCCCGGAGTCGCACGAGATGCGCATCGATCGTCTTGACTTCGGCGTCGAGGTCGTCGTACTCCTGCGTTTCCTGTTCGTCCGGCGTCGAGCCGTCTTCCTTCAGGATGATTTCGTCCATCCGCGCCGTCTTCGCGACGCGCGTGGCTTCGAACCCGGCGATCTGATCGGCAATCGTCTTCTTCATGGGGCGATCCGTGCGTGCCTTCACGACACGCGATCTACCCGAAGCGCCGGGTGTGTTGGACTCGACGGCGGGCTCGGTGCCTGACGCGGCAAGCCCTTTGTCGAATGACTTGATGCTGGTAATCGTTGCGTCCGCATTCGCCGGGACCGCCACGATCGACAGCTCGAGGATTTCCGTTTCGGAGAACAACAGCCCGCCGGTTTCGCGATTGAACTCAGGATCGACGGTCGGCCGGAAGCCGATCGACGCGCCCTTGAGCAGACCAGCCTTGATACTCGACCACGCCGTATCGACGCGCTCTTTGAGCGACGGCGGTTCGGTGATGATCGGGATGTGCGCTTCGAACGCCACGCCCGCCTTGGTCGGCTTCTTCAGCGTCGCCGTGCCAACCGGCTGACGGCTATCGTGGTAGAGCAGAAGGGGGAGCGGGTTTGTGAACGTGACGCCGAGCGGCGACACGATATCGCCTTCGCGATCAGGCGTCGGCGTCGTCGCCATGCCGATGATGATGCGGCGCTCGTCGTCGACCGATTTGACGGT